AAATGAGATTTGGGGGGTTTTGGTTTGAATGAACTTGAACTGTTGCAGTTTTTGCAAACTAACTACCTGCGCGATTTGAAAAAAAGCCCAAACCAGTTCAGTACGCACGATTGCCTAAGCAATGAACAAAAACTAGTTATTGAACTCAAATGCAGGCGAACGCATTATGACGAAATGACAATTGAAAAGAAAAAGTTTGATGCGCTGATTGCCAAAGCTGAAGCCCTGTTTTACAACGCCGTGTACATCAACTCAACACCGCTTGGAATTTATGCTTGGAATTTATCGTTGCAAGAAATGCAATGGCACACACACTGGATGCCAGCATCAACTGATTTTGGCAAGAGCGAACAGGTTGAAAAGGTTGTTGGCTTTCTCCCAATCAGCAAGGCAATCAAACTAACGGGGGCGTTAGATTACTGAAGCGAATGGATGAAACAATGGCAGGCAGACCAGCAAAGCCGACTGAACAAAAACGAAAGACAGGCAACCCAGGCAAACGCCCGCTGCCTGATCTCAAGAATGTAATTGCACTGCCACAAATCAAAGGCGATGCACCGCTTCATTTAAGCGATGCTGGCCAAAAGATGTGGGCAGATGTTAGGGCAATGGCACCGTGGATTGCTAACACCGATGCCAAGTTACTCATTGAACTTTGTGAAAAGATGGATAAGAAGTACGAGCTGAAAGAGAAACTGGCCGCTACTGACTATGTGCTTTTTACCGATAAGGGTTACGCCTACGCAAACCCTTTGTTTGGAATGTTAAACACCGTTGAGAACGACATTGTTAAATTGCTTTCATTGCTTGGCCTAACGCCAGTTGATCGCAGTAAGTTGGGGGTTGCTGAAGTAACGACTAAAGGCAAGTTGGCCCAGTTGTTAGAGCAGCAAAAAAACAATGGCTGAAGTTCCTGGTTGGCCACCGCGCTGGTTAACTGAAGTACCAATTGAAGATCAGCTTCGCGGCGATGGCGAGTTGTATGCAAACTTTGCTGAAGCCGTTTGCCGAGTAACAAAAGATTCTGTAGCCTCACCTGCAGGCAAGTTACTTGAACTGCGTGGATGGCAGAAAGAGTTACTTAAACATATTCTTGCTCGCCGTGAAGATGGCCGTTTCAGACACCGCACTGCCTTGGTTGGAATGTCAAGGAAGAATGGCAAGAGCGCATTAGCAGCATCAATGGGCTTGGCTGGTTTAACACTTGGCGGCAACGGTTCAGAGATTTATTCTTGTGCAGCAGACCGCGACCAAGCACGCATTGTGTTTGGAACTGCTAAGCGAATGATTGAACTAGATGAAGAACTATCTTCGATGTTCACTCTTTACCGCGATGCCATTGAGTTCAAAGATAAAGGCAGCGTGTACCGCGTACTTTCTGCCGAAGCATATTCAAAAGAAGGCCTCAACCCTTCACCGCTTGTAATTTTTGATGAGGTTCACGCCCAGCCTTCTTGGGAACTTTGGAATGTATTATCACTTGCTGGTGGTGCTAGAGCCGACTCACTTCTTCTTGGCATCACAACCGCAGGTGTAAAGACACAAAGCAACGGCCAAGATTCTCTTTGCTACTCGCTCTACCAATACGGCCAACAAGTTGTAAAGGGTGAGAAGAAAGACCCATCATTTTTCTTTTCGTGGTGGGAGCCAACAACACCTGAAGGCGATCACAGAGACAAATCTTTGTGGCTTGAATCAAATCCAGGGTATAACGATTTACTGGATGCAGAGGAAATAAGTTCTGCCGTATTGCGCACACCCGAAGCTGAGTTTAGAACCAAGCGCCTCAATTGCTGGGTAAGCACTTCAGTTGCTTGGTTGCCAACAGGTGCTTGGGAAACCTTAGAGGATAAAGATAGATTTCCTGAACCTGGCGAAGAATGTATTTTGGCTTTTGATGGTGCCTTTTCAAACGACTCAACCGCGTTAGTGATGTGGTTGATGGGCGGCGAGAAGCCTCACCTAATGGTTGTTGGATTATGGGAGCGCCCCGATGATGCTGAACAGGGCTGGCACATTCCAGTTGCTGAAGTTGAACGGGTCATTGTGGACACATACCGCGATGATCGCTTCAATGTTAAAGAGATTGTTTTTGACCCTGCTAGGTGGCAAAGAACATTTATGGTTTTGGATGAAGAAGGTTTGCCAGTTGTCTCTTATCCAAACAGTGCGCAAAATATGGTGCCAGCAACACAAAAGTTTTATGAAGCCGTGGTGAATCAATCATTTACCCACGATGGAGATGAAAGACTTGCTCGCCATATTGCCAACTGCGTAACGAAACAATCAAGCCGTGGTGTTATGGTTGCCAAAGCAAGTAGCAGGCGTAAGGTGGATGCAGCGGTTGCATCAATCTTTGGTTATGACAGAGCAACACAACCCGCTGAACCGCCAGCACCAGTTGCTAGATTCTTTTCAATTCAGGTATAGGGAGCAAGATGAAGAAGATTGATTTTTCATTAGTCGTTGAAATTGTCGGTGCAACCCTTGCAGCAACTGGCCTTGCAATGATTTCAGTACCACTTGCGTTAATTGTTTCAGGTGTTTTTCTAGTGTGGATTACAGAGAAGGCTAACTAATGAGTTTATCAAAGCGTTTGGCAGGGTCAGGTTCTAAGCGATCTGCAAACAATCAGTATGTCGAGCCACTGATTCCAGGGCGGCCACAATTTCAATCTCTTGCTGGCGTAACTGTAGATTCAGAAACCGCAATTCGTATGTCAACAGTTTATTCCTGCGTGCGCTTGTTAGCAGATACAGTTTCATCTTTGCCAGTCGGTGCTTATGTGCGCCGTGGTCGTAACCGTGAGCCATACTCAACAATTTACGGCGATCAACCAGCCTGGGTCACACGCCCCAACCCTGAAACAACACGCCTTGAGTTTTACGAGCAGATTGTTACCTCATTCAAACTTGAAGGAAACGCCTACATCTTGACAGTGCGCGATGATATGGGCGATGTTCAAGAGCTATATGTGCTTGACCCAATTGGTGTGCGCATTGAGCGCCCAAGAGTAGGCGAGCCTTTAATTTATTATGTGAAGGTTAGAGACACACAAGGCGTATATGAAGAACGCCTAACAGATAAAGAACTTTTGCACATTCCTGATTTTCGCCTACCAGGTCAGCGCTACGGCCTAAGCCCAATCGCCGCCTGCCGCACCACACTTGGCGCGGCAATGGCAGCCGATGTTTATGCCGCCTCATACTTTGGCAATGCTGCAAACCCTGGCGGTGTGATTGAAGTACCAGGTGAGTTAACTGAAGAACAGGCACAAGATATTGGCCGTGATTGGAACCTTACCCACACTGGCCCATACCGCGCTGGCAAGATCGGGATACTTTCAGGCGGTGCAAGTTTCCAACCGCTACAGATTAACGCACAAGATGCGCAGTTGTTAGACACTCGCCGTTTTAGTGTTGAAGAAATTGCTCGCATTTTCCGCGTTCCATTGTCGCTACTTGGTCATCCAGTTGCGGGTGCTATGTCATTTGCCTCAGTTGAAGCGCAGAATCTTTCATTTGTGCAACATTCATTGCGCCCAATCTTAGAGCGTATTGAGCAGTCACTATCAACATTGTTGCCTGAGCCTGACGGATTCATCCGCTTTAACCTAGATGCACTGTTACGCGGTACAACAATTGAACGATACGATGCCTACACAAAGGGATTGCGTGAAGGTTTCCTTTCACTCAACGATGTTCACGCTTACGAAGATATGGCACCAATTGAAAGTGGCGATCAGTACCGTGTGCCATTACAAAACATTGATGCTTCAGATGCTAAGGATGTTGGCCTCAAACTACGCACCGAAATTGCTGCAAGTTTAATTCAAGTTGGCTTTGACCCAGCAGCAGTAACAAAGGCAGTTGGCTTGCCTGATATGAAACACACTGGTTTGCCTTCAAGTCAGTTGCAACAGATTTCAACAATTGACCCAACCGACCCAACCGCAGTTTATGAGGTTCAGTAATGACAGAAAAAAACACAGGCGGGGAAGTTAACTCAAGGAGCAAAATGAAAAAGATTGAACGCCGTACATTTACAGTGCGCGATGTTGAAGCAAGACAAGCAGAAGATGGCACAATGACACTTCGCGGATATGCTGCAGTGTTTAATGACCCCAGCGTTCCCCTACCATTTATTGAGACAATCGCCCCTGGCGCGTTTCGTAAGACCTTGAGCGAAACACCTGATGTGCGCTTGCTTATCAACCACGAAGGTTTGCCACTAGCTCGCACAAAGAATGGCACTATGACCTTGACTGAAGATGATCGTGGCTTGTATATGGATGCAGTTATTGCAGACACCAACGAAGGCCGCGATCTTTACAAGTTAGTTGAGCGCGGAGATGTTGACCAAATGAGTTTTGCTTTTCGTGTCATTCGTCAAAAATGGAGCGAAGATCGCACAACACGCACATTAACTGAAGTTTCACTAGCAGATGGAGATGTTTCAGTGGTTACTTACCCTGCCTACCCAACAACAACAGTTGAAGCGCGTGAGGCATTACGCACCGCAATTGAAGCAATCAAAGAAGGCCGTGAGATTACAGGGGAATCCTTAGCGGTTCTCAATACAATCTTTGAAGATTTAAGCGAAGGCCACGATTACATTATGAAGGCCGTTGAAATGATGGCGATGCTTACAGGTGGAGAGCCTGAAGAAGAAATTGAAGTTGAAGAACCTGTTGTTGAAGAAGTGCCTGTTGAGGCAACTGCAGCGCGTTCGATTTCCCTGCGCCTAGCGCAAGCAATCGTTAACAACACAAACTAAATTTCTGCTGCACAAGTAGCAGAGCGAAGTCGGAGCAAATCCCACACCCTAAAAGCGCCGTGGAGAGCATTGCCACCACCTCAAAACACTTACAAACACTCATTGGAGAATAATGTCAAAGTCATATCTTGATGTAGCTCTTGAGCGCCGTGATGCAGTTAAGGCAGAAATGGATGCAGTTCTTGAGGCAGTAGCCGCAGAATCACGCACCGACTTAACTACAGAGGAAACCGATAAGGTTGATGCTCTCGTTGAAGAAGCACGCGCACTAGATGCAAAGATCGAAAAGTTCACAACACAGGCAGCAGCAGATGCAAAGGTTGCAGAAATGCGCTCATCAGTTGCAGCAGTAATTACACCTCGCGTTGGTGGCTCAACAGTTACACGCGAAGCACGCACATACTCACCTGAAGCAAATGTTTCATTTGTTAAGGATGTATTCAACGCTCAGGTTCGCGGAGATTACAACGCACAAGAGCGCCTTGCTCGCCACACAAAGGAAGAATCAATTGAGCGCCGTGATGTTGATACATCAAACTTTGCTGGGTTAGTTGTTCCTCAGTACCTAGTTGATCTCGCTGCACCATTTGCACGCGCAGGCCGCCCAACTGCAGATTTCGCAACTGCAAAGCACACACTTCCAGTTTCAGGTATGTCATTAGAGATTTCTCGTATGACAACTGGAACTTCAACTGCAGTTCAGGAAACACAGAACACTGCAGTATCAGAGACAGATGCTGATGACACACTGCTAACAATTCCAGTACGCACAATCGCTGGCCAGCAGGACCTATCACGCCAGGCAATTGAGCGCGGAACAGGCATTGACACATTTGTTGTTGCTGACCTAATCCGTTCTTGGCACACAACAGTTGATGCGCAGGTTCTTAACGGAACAGGCAACAACGGCCAGTTCAAGGGAATCCGTAGCTCAGGTGGAAACGCAGTAACATTTACTGCAACAACACCGACAGTTGCATTGCTATATCCAAAGTTGGCTGATGCAATTCAGCAAATTCAGAGCAATGTCTTTGAGACACCAACACACTGGATTATGC